CGTGAGGCATCGTATCTGGATCAATGTAGAGCTGAGTGCTAGGAGCAACAGTCTCTTCCCAAATACCAGAACCAGTAGCTCCAGTACCGCTAACAGTGAACTTCACATAGTAGTCATCTGCTGCAGCTTCATCAAGATTGGATACTTTGAAGACAAAGCCATCCTCGCAGCTAACAGGAAGGTCAGCAACAGTATTGACGGATCCCTTGAAAGCAACAATAGCTTGACCACTTAGACCACCAGTTGCACTAATACGGAAGTCAGCATTGTTGTTCCTACGGATGGAGAAACCGTTGCCGACTTGTACGACCGTGTATGTGGCAGAAGGGATAGCTGTAGCAAGACCATCAGCAACAGTCTTGACACCTAGAGTGCCTGTTGTAGGAGTGGTGTACGAATAGTCAGTACCATCAAGGGTAATAACATATTGAACCCCATAGCCAACTTGGTTGATGTTGACCCAGGCCTTAAAAGGTTGAGAGGGGGATGTAGTAGCAAGCTTACCAACAACCTTGGCACGGTTCAAGACAAAGTTATAGTCTCCAACCTGAAGCATCTCAAAGTTGTCTTGAGTGACTCCAGAGATGTAGGCAGTAGCCGCAGCAGAGATTGAGTTGACAGTCTGAGCCGCACCAGTCTGAGCGTCCCAGATATTTAGCCCACCAGTCGGTGTGAACTGACCAATGTACTTCTCATTGGCATCACGGAAGATGGAGAACCAACGTCCGTTATCGACAGCGTTATTCAGCTTAGAGACAAGCTTCAGGCCAGGCCTCTTGAGAAGACCATAGGTAGGGTCAGGGACAGCATTAACACATTCCCGTAGCTGACCTGGAAGCTTGAGAGAGTCCGGCTGCTGAGATACCCCGCCTAAAAGGTTAGGGATCTTTTGATTGATAATAGCCATCAGAATTATCGAGCAATCACAGAGAATGGCACATACGAGATATAGTTATTCTGACCATTCTTCAAGCCAAAGATGTTTGGCTCAGCTGTGTCGGTGTCGTAGGTAATGCAGTTAGAACGAAGCACGGCCTCATCCTGCATAATCAGCTTGACTTGCTCTTCACTACCAACGACACGGGAAGCAAAGACACGAGCAGCTCGGGTGGTGATGTAGTCCTTAAACGGTTGTGGGAGATCAGTGAACTCAAAAGCCCACACCACATCACAGTAGACGGTTCCGGTAAAGGTGAAGGTGTGCTCTAACTTGTCATAGAGCTTGCCGTTACGGACAGTAGTTAGATACTTGCCAAGGCTCTTGATCTTATTGTCTGCAATAGACAATAGGTTAGAGGGGATAAGAATTTGCCCATTGCCATCAGGAGTAAAGGGATACTCATACTCCGTATTGAAGTTCCAACCCTCAGCCTGAACAGAACGGCTGATCTCATCAAGGGTGGACTCTGCAATGGCAATTTCAGGGTTGTCAGTGTCAAGAGATACAGCCGGTGCTTCACCAATGCTAGAGAGCATCTGGTTGACAGCATCCAGCTTGGTTGTTGCGAGGGTCATTGTTCAGATAGCAATGAAGGCCCCGGTCTGGGGGCCAATAAAAAAGGGGAGCCCCGAAGGACTCCCCAAAGAAATCAGTTGATGTTGCGGAAGGCACCTGCAACAGACACACGGACAGGGCCGGCACCCATTGCAAGACGACCCACCATCAGGTCGCCCTGGTACATGATCGACACATCACCGCTGGTCACCTGCACCTCAGGGCCGATGGCCTCCACGCAGGCAGCAGCGTCACGGTGGAAGATGAGACCACAGCTGTTAGCGAAGTCAGCTGCATCGCCGTAGTTGTTCTTCTCGTTGGTGGTGTCCTTGTTCTCGATGGTTGCACCAGTACCAACGCCATACTTACCCAGGAAGGGGATGTTGTTGGACTTGTAGATCTTGATACCAGCGATCTCGTAGAGACCCTCACCAGTGTTCAGGCTGCCAGAAGTGGCTCCGTATTCACGGTTGAGAATATTGCTGTCCACGTTCGATAGCAGACTGTAATACTGCCGAGGAGACAGCACAGCAACACGGCCATCCTTAGGAGCGGAACGCTCGTCCAGCACAGCAGCAGCGGCGAAGAAGCCATCCACCAGAGCCTGAGCGTCGTACTCCTTAGAAGCACCGAGCTTCACTTGGAAACCACCAGGCTGGCCGGTCACAGGAGCAGTCAGACCAGAGGCACGGTCCAGAACGCGGAAGATGCGACGGTCGTAGTGCTCAGCCAGAGCCTGACCGATCTGACGAGAGATAGGACCACGCAGGTCGTACTGGCTCAGAACTTCATCCAGCTCATTCACGAAGGCGCTGCTGATCAGCAGGTTGTCCATCGCAATGGTGGTCTCAGCAGCCAGCGGGTTGCCAGCAGCATTACCGAGGATCGGGTTACCAACGGTGTGGTAGCCAGCTGTCATGGTCCCGGTGTGGATGAACTGGGCTTCCTTTCCACCGGTCAGGGTGCGACGCTGCACGAGGTCGCGAGCAATCGTGCTGTTACGGAAGGCCTCATAGACCTCACCAGTAAACAACTTGAGCATCAAAGCACGCTTATCCGCACCGCCATTAGAGGCGCCGGGATAAGTCACATTCATGTTAGCCATTGTCTTTAGTATTTAAGGAAAAGGGTTGATTCTTTAATAGCGCCTTGTCCTATTTATCAGATCTGAATTTTGTGTAGTCTTTGGTTGTCTAGAAAACCGATGGTCATATGGGGTATCCTTGCGGGCCCAAGATCTCGGGCTGGTTTTTAACGTGGTCCGAAGCTTCCACAAGTAGAGCAGGGTCCGACTCTGAGGTGCCCTGCTCCATTTAACTATTTGGTTTTAGGTGTGTAAGCAACGCCGCGATACTTCAGCTTCTGCTCCTTTTCTTGAGCTTTCTGCTCCCGTACACGGGCATCCAATTCGACTTTAGTCATTATTCGGATAGAAGTACCTGACCCCCGTTCCATGATCAGGCGGTATGCGTCCCTTATGGGATGAACGTGCGTTGCTTACTTCTTCTTAGCAGTCTTAGCTGATTGCTTAAACGCCTTAGCAGTAGGAGCGCCAGAGGAGCCAGGCTTCCTCATCTTCTCTCCACTGCCTTCTTTAATGCGCTTACGCTTGGCGTGGATATTGGCGTAGAGACCAGGCTTAGCCATCTCAGTAGCCCTTCTTCACACCGCCTTTACCGCCTTTGGTTCCTTTCTTTTTCATGGTTAGAGGAGATCTCCACTCCTAGCAAGTTTGTCTTCTACATCCCGGCGATAGGCCGGATCATCCTTGTAGCGAGGATCTCGGATAGCCCGAGCCAACTCAGCATGACTGCGGAAGCCAGGCTCCATAGAGGAAGGACGCTTACCACTGACCTGCTTACCTTCGTACCCAACAGCGTCGGTGTACTTAGCCTTGAGACCCATAGCTGCCCAGTAGACAGCATCAGCATCTCCGTTGTTCACCACGTTGTCGTAGGCAGAGACTTCAGCAGGGGTGAGGTTCTCTGAAGCCCAAGCGATCATGGCTTGGTACTCAGCCTCGCCACCAACAGCCTTCATCACGCGGTCTGCCTCCTGTTGGGTAATGGCAGCCTGAACTGCCTGTTGTTCCTGCTGAGCGATGTAGTTAGCCCACGTCTCCACAAGGGTTCGACTGTCAAGCTGTGAAAGCTTTTCAATCGTTTCCTCAGAGAGCTTGGAGCTGTTCTCGGTGAACTCCTTGGAGGCTTCTGTAAGGAGCTGTGCTACCTCTGAAACCTCTTCGGAGACCTCTTCTACTTGCTCATCTTCATCGCCTTCCTCAGGCTCTTCTGAGGGGCTCTCAGTGTCGTCCCCTGTCTGCTCTTGCTTAGGCTCACCAAGCTTCTTTTGCAGTTCAAGGTAGGCTTTCTCAAGCTCCTCAGCAGAGCGATACTTACCTGCATAACGAGCCTGAGCTTCGTCTTGAAGACGAGCTTGTTCATAGGTCAGCTCTTGAGCTTTCTGTTGTTGCTCAATAAGACGCTCACCCTCTTGTAGTGCTTTAGCCTCTGCTGCCTGTTGAGCCTCAGCTGCAGAGGTATCTGTGGAATCAAACGTAAATTCCATATTAGTTGGTAATGATATTCACTGACATGAAATCAGGTGCAGTCACCTTCTCAGTAGCGCCGATCTTTGGCTTACTACCGTTAGGGGTGATCTTCTGCTTAACGGAATGGTTCTTAAGGGGAAGGCTGGTAGGTTCCCAGGCCTCATTCACTTCAGGGGTCTCAGGGTTGCCCTTGAATGTCCCCTCCGGGTTCCGTGCCCTCTGGCGGGAAGTCTGGTTGTCCTGTGGCATTTGCGAATTGTTCTGCGATAGCTGGGTTCTTAGACGGGTCAGCCAATGGAGTAGAAGCAAGCTGACCGAGTTGACCCATGATGTTCTGATTCATAGCCTGTTGCTGTGCAGCTTCAGACTCGGCTTGACGTTCTTCAGAAGTCTTGATCAGACCGAGATAATCAATACCAAAGGAAGCACTGAGGCGTTTAATCGCTTCATCGGGATTGATATAGGTCTGAATCATCTCAGGACCCATCGTTTGAGCAAGGGTCTGGATGAACATAGTCAGAGCCTCTCGGTCCTGACCTCGGCCAATACCCTCTAGACCTGCAACCACTGTCGGGAAGACAATGTTCTTAGGAAGAGGAGGAAGCTCTCTGGTCTTCTGAAGCATGAGGATCTTACGGTTGATGTAAGGTCCAAGTAGATCAACAGTCAGAGACCCGAATATGCCGGAGAGTTGTTCGTTCACCTCCTGTTGAACGGCTCTGATCTCTTCGGCTGTAACTCGTTCTGCGGAGCGAGGGTTAAGGATCAGGAAGGCTTCCGAGAGACGCTGAGTAAGCGTGTTGCTCATCTCATAGGCAGTACGGAAGTCAGCTGTCTTACCAACCTGAATGACACCTACATCATCAGGCCGGCCTTGGATGATCGCTCCATTCCCTGCCTGTGCAAGCTGGGAAGGCTTGGTGGTGGCAGAGGGAGATACGGTGAAGACAACCTTCGCTGCTGCTGCAGAACCTTCGACAAGGGCCTGCATCAGAGCTTCAAGGCTCTTCAGGTCACCGAGATACTCCTCAATACGGGAACGTCCATAATCTTCACCATCCACCACATTGAAGCGAAGGGCGATCCAAGGGGAAGCGTTCTTAGGAGCCTTCGACTCAGACCCTTCAATGATCTTGTTCTCAGCTTCCTGATGCCAATACCACTGTCCATCCTTGAGCTTTGCCCAGGTGTAGACAGCAACATCATTGGTGTTGAGGTCGATCTTGAGATCAGGAACAGAGGCAGCACCTTCCTCACCGGGATGGTTGTCAGGCTTGATACCGTTAGAGGAGGTTGGCTTCTGGAAGTCCTCAGGGAGGAACTGACGATCAACAGCCTCTACCGTGACGATCTCGGTAGGTTGGCCTTCACCATCCCTAACAACAACGTAACGGTCAAGTGGGTAGAGCTTGAGATGTTTCTTGCCCATATAGACAAGTACATTCCCAGTCACTACCAGATGCTTCATGGCTTGGTGCAGGACCATTCGATCCTGTGACTCAGCCACGTTCTGCATCACAATCCTCTCAATCTTGGAGAGGGTCAAGTCAATCTCAGATCGTGCTTGCTTATCAATGTTCGGGTCAAGCGAAAGCTTACCGTCGTTGATCTGAAGCTTAAAGAACTTTTGATTGATGGGGAAAAGAGATAGCATCAGCTTGGATGCCATCACATTCACGCCTTTTGCGCCGACTGACTGCCAAGGGGTTGTGAGTTTATTCCCAGAAGCGTGACCACTAGGGGTCAGAAGATAGGGAAGGCTGAGCTTGGCACATTCACGGGCTGCATCGAGAAACTGTGTTCTGCTGCTAGAAAGGCGGGCGTAACGCTGAGAAGCAGTAGTTTCCATTACGAACCGATATTAAGTTTGACCGGACTGGAAGAAGCACTGTTAATAGACAGAGGAATCCTCAGCTGACTAGCACCACGAGCTGCCTGTTGAGCAAGACGCTTACCAGAAGTCTTTGCCTTCACACGACGAGCATTAGAACTGTTTGCTGTAAATTGAGGGACCTGACTCCGTAGCGCAGCTTCCTCAGCACGCTTCTGAAGTTCTGCCTGAGCTGCGAGCTGCGCCTGAAGGGCTTGGTTTTGGGCGGCCATGCTTTGCTCAAACTGAGCCTGCTGCATACGAGCCATCTCATCAAATTGAGCTTGAGACCGTGCAATATCATCAGCTCGGTTGGTGGCGTTGGTTTGCTCCATCTGATCGAGAGAAGCCTTATACTCGCTCTCTTTATTACGAGCAATCACCTTCTCTACCCTGTAAAGCTCACTAGGCTTATCAATCTTTCCAATTCCGAGGTCTCTGGCGATAGCCTTGTACTGCTGATCATTTGCACGAGGATTCTTAAACGTAGGAGCAGAGGGAGCCTTTGGGGCACTGGTACACATTAGTCTGGTTGCAGTTTAGATTTGAGATACCTAACAACAGAGACCTGCCCTGCTCTATAGGCAATTTCGTGGTGCTGCAATGAGTAATCTGGAAAGATATCGGGATAGACCTGATCAAGCTCCTCAATTAGAAGCTTTAGGGTCGCATCACTAATAAAGCCTAGTTCCAGATTCTCCTTAATAAGAACAGAAGGATCAGCCATACAT